GCGCGCGCGAACGAGGACGAGGACATCGACTCTCGCCCCGGACCGCGTCTCGTACCCCCGCCTCGAGGCGGCCACCGCGCGGCCTCGGGCAGCTCGCCAAGCAGCCAGCGGCCGTTGCTGCTCCCCGTCCGTGGACTGCCTGCCGACCGGCGAGAGCTGACGCAGGAGCAGCGCGACGACATCCGAGCCCAGGCCACTCCCGACCTCGTACGCCTCGCCATCGAGGCCGAGGGGGTCGCCCAGGCCATCGCCCTGTACGGCCACCGCCTCGTCGCCGAGGCCGTGAACAGCGACTACGCCACTGACACCGGCACCTGACCGGAGGAGACGACGACCATGACCACCCCGACCGGCTCGACGCCGTGCCCGTCGTGCGGGCAGCCCATCCGCTGGGCCGTCACCGCCGTCGGCCGCCGCCAGGCCCTCAACGCCACCACCGACCCCGAGGGCAACACGGCCGCCTACACCGACGGCACCGGCCGCCTGCGCGTCCGCGTCCTCACCGCCGAGCGCCCGACCCTGGAGGGCGCCGAGTGGCGCGCCATGCCCCACGCCGCCACCTGCGCCCGCCCCCGGCCGCGCCGCGCCGTTCCCCGGCAGCGCACCGGCGTCCGCCCGGCGCCCTGGAAGGGGTGGCAGCGATGAGCCGTACCTCGACCCGCGCCCTGGCCTTCGGCGCCATCGTCGCCCAGGCCCTCGGCACCCACCTCGGCGCCCGCATCACCCCCGAGGAGGCCGCCGAGGTCGCCTACACCGCGCTCGTCAACTCGGGCTGGCGCATCACCGAGGGCCTGGGCCGCCCGGCACGCCGCATCAGCCCCACCCTGTGGGAGTACGACCCGACGCTCCTGGCCGGCCTCGCCCGCGGCCGCTCGACGGCCGAGATCTCCACCGAGACCGGCGTGGCGTACGGCACGGTCAAGCACCGCATGGAGAGCCTCCGTTCCCGCCTCGGCGCCCGCAACTCGGCCCATGCGGTCGCCATCGCCTACCGCTCCGGGTGGATGCGCGGCCTGGCCCCCGAACCCCGCGGCCGCATCCTCCTGACCCCTCGGCAGTACCAGGCCCTGGAGCTCGTCGCCGACGGCATGAGCAACGACGAGATCGCCGCCGAGCTCGGATGCAGCAGCAACACGGCTATCACCCACCTACGCCGTACCTACGCCTCCCTCGGCGCCCTGCGCCCCGACATCACGCCCGCCGTGGTCCGCCCGTACGCCGTCGCTCTCGCCTACCAGCACGGCCACCTCCCGCTCCCCGCCGCATCCGACCAGTCGCAGGCCGCCTGATGGCCACGCTCGCGCTCACCGTCGCATTCGTCGCCCTCGTCGCCCTGACCACCGCCGTGCCGCTCGGCCACGCCGCCGCTCGACACCGCGTCCGCCGCCAGCGCTGGCGTCACTGGGCGCACCGAGCAGGCGTCCTCTGGGGCCCGGCCTGCGGTTGGCGCGGGTGCCAGTTCGGCAGCCACCGCCAGCGCGTCCAACTCGCCGCTGGCCTGCCTGTCCTGCGCCCCAGCATCCGCGACCACGCCCGGATCGTCGCCTCCCACGCCCGTCACGGCCTCCATGCCGCATGCGCCACCCCGTGCGCCACCAGCCACACCTACCGCCGCCCCTGCGCCCTCGCCTCCTCCAGGAACAGCCCATGAGTACTTGCCTGATCTGCACCCACCCGGCCGAGCAGCCCCGTACCGCGTGCACCCGGTGCGAGCACCGCATCCGCGGCTGGCTCGGCGAGATCCCCCGCCAGCTGGTACTGCTCGCCGCCTCCCTGGAGCTCGGTTCCCGTCCCGCCCAGGGATACGGCGGCGCCGGCCGCGCCCACGCTCCGCTCCCCGTCCGCGGCGACGTCCTCACCCTCCTCGGCCCGGCCGCGCCCGGGCCCGTCCGCGACACCGCCGGCGACCAGGGCGGCCCGCAGCCCGTTCACGCCGTCCTGCACGCCTGGGCCGACCAACTCGCTGACGACCTCGGCCACGTGCTCCCGCCCATCAACCCCCGCGCCCCGTACGCCGCGTACCTCGCCCGCCACCTCGGCCACATCACCCGTACGGGCTGGGTCGCGCTCATGCACGGCGAGCTCGCCGACCTCGTCCGCCGGATCCGGGCCGTCACGAGCACCGAGCCCCGCCGCCGCCCCGCTGACGCTCCGTGTCCGGCCTGCCAGGCCTTCGGCCTCGGGCGCACCGACTGGGAGACCTACCTCGACTGCGAGGCGTGCGGGCTGCTGCTCACCGAGGCCGAGTACGCCGACCACCACGCCGCCGTCATGCCCCCGCTCGCCCGTACCGCCCTCGGCCTCCTCCTCGCCGAGCACGACACCCGGAAGGCGTCATGAGCACCACCATCGAGACGCGTCGCGCGACAGTCGCACGCCTGCATGCCGAGGGACACAGCTACCGGCAGATCGCCGATCAGGTCGGCGTCAGCAAGGACACCGTTGCCCGCGATGTCCGCGACGTTGAGGCCGCCACCGCCCAGGCTGCCGCCCGCCTCGCACGGCGCCGTCTGCCCCGCCGCGCCCGCCCCGCACGTTTGCGCAGGCCACAGGCACCGCGACAGCGTCGCACCGCGCCTCTGCCCGCCCCCGCGCCCGTGCGCGACACGGCGCACGACACCACCCCGCCACCCGCGCCGGCTGCGCCGTGTGTCGCTCTGCCGTTGTCTGTCCGCCTTGTGGCCGACCTCGCCACCCTCACCCGCAACGGCGTCTCTCCCGAGGCCGCGATCCTCCACGCCGTCGGCTACATGGCCCGTGCGTACCGCCAGGGCTGGGAGGCTGGCCTCTACCCCCGCAACGTCAACCCCGTTCTTCAGCGCCACCAGTTCGCCCCGTACCGGCCGAGCGAGCAGGCCGCCAACACCACCACCTGACGAACCGACTGGACATGATCGCTACTTAGCGCAACACTGGCGTCAGCGCCACACGTGCGCCCAGACACCACCACGGCCCCCGCCACCACGGGGGCCGTCGCCGTTTCCCGGAGGTGACCGTGGCCACGCTCTACACCGCCACCGAGGCTGCCAAGGCCGCCACCACCTGGCGCCGCCGCCTCTCCGCCGGCACGGCCACCGTCACCCCCGCCACCGTCCGCTCCTGGGTAACCCGCGGCCACCTCGCCCCCGCCGGCCTCGACCACCGCGGCCGCCCTCTCTACACCTCCGCCGACCTTGCCCGCGCCGAAGTCGCCACACGGGGGCGCGCCCTACGCCTCGTCGGCATACCTGAACGCACCGCGAGCAGCCGCTAGCGCGGCCTGGCTCCGCACACCGAGCGGCTCCTCACCAGATGAGGCATGCGGCCAAGAACGGAGAACTGTGACCCACTCCACCTGGACCGTCCACCAGGGAGACGCCCTCACCACACTGCGTACCCTCCCCGCCAACTCCGTCGACGCCGTGATCACCGACCCGCCGTACAACAGCGGCGCGGCCACGATCACCGCCCGTGTCAACGACACCGCCCGCGGCAAGTACGTGCGCGGCGACGCCCAACACGACCTCCCCGACTTCCCCGGCGAGAACCGCGACCAGCGCGGCTACCTCGCATGGATGACCCTCGTCCTCACCGAGTGCCTCCGCACCGCTCGACCCGGCACCCCACTGCTGCTGTTCAGCGACTACCGGCAGGTGCCCATCAACTCCGACGCGCTCCAGGCCGCCGGCTGGTCGTGGCGCGGCATCGTCCCGTGGCACAAGCCCAACGCCCGCCCACAGAAGGGCGGATTCCGCCGTTCCTGCGAGTACGTTCTGTGGGCCACCAACGGCCCCATCGACGCCGCCCGGAACCCCGTCTACCTCAACGGCCTCGTGTCTGGCTCCCAGCCCCGCGGCCGGGACCGGCTCCACATCACACAGAAGCCCCTCGAGGTCATGCGCGAACTCGTACGCATCTGCGCTCCCGAAGGCACTGTGCTCGACCCCTTCACCGGGTCAGGATCCACCGGCGCAGCCGCCCTCGCCGAAGGCCGGTCGTTCGTCGGGGTCGAGCTCTCGGACCAGTACATCAAGATCGCTCGGCAACGCCTCACCCACGCTGCATGACAGGCAGCACAGTCGCCGCCATCCGGGCTACGCCGGTCACAGATGACGCCGCCGTGGTGACCGTGTCCATACCGGCGAACTGATTCCCTGATACGCCCTCAAGGAGGTGACCATGCATCTCGGAGACACCGCGTCCGGCCTGCCTCGCTGGATCGGCGCCCGGGTCGAGTACGAGTGGCCCAGCGTCTACGCCACGACCTGCACACGCGCCCATGACGGCGCCCTGAACGTAACGCTGAGGGTGCACATCCCGCCCATCCGCGGTGCGCTCTACCGCGCCTGGCTGCTCCTCGCAGGCAAGGCCTCGTAGCCATGCCCACCCGTGCGCCTCGGCGTTGCACCACGCCCGGCTGCGGCGCCATGGCCACCCCACCCGCCTCGAAGTGCGCCGCCCACGACAAGCGCCGGCCGCGACGCTCGGCCTCGGCCAAGGGCTACAACGCCGAGCACGTCCAGCGGTTCCGCGCCGGCGTCCTGGCACGCGACACCGTGTGCGTGCTCTGCACGACCGCTGCAGCCACCCAGGCCGATCACTGGCCGCTGTCCAAGCGCGAGCTGCAGGCCCGTGGCCTGGACGAGCACGACCCCCGCCGGGGCCGCGGCCTGTGTGCCTCGTGCCACTCGAAGGAGACCGCCCGGCACCAGCCTGGAGGGTGGAACGCCGGCGGTCCGCGCTACTGATCGTGACGGGCCCGGCTGGGGGGAGGGGGCCTCGGATCCCTGGCCAGGGGACCCGCGGAACGCGGGGGGGAGCCCACGTGCGCCTCGACAGGTTTCGGGATCCGCCGTACCGGGCCCGTCCGACGTAACGGAATGTCACCGGAGGTGATCATGGGGAAGCGAGGACCCGCGCCCAAGCCCACCGTGCTGCGCGTGCTGCACGGCGACCGCGCGGACCGCATCAACACCGACGAGCCGCAGCCCGACCAGGGCGACATCACCGTCCCGGCCTGGCTCCGGCCGGACGCCGTCGAGGTGTGGGAGTCCCTCGCGGACGACCTCATCGCCAAGGGAGTCCTCACCTCTTGGGACGTCGAGGCGTTCGCCAACTGGTGTGACGCGGTGGCCCGTCGGCGCGAGGCGGCCGAGCACGTCGCCGCCGAGGGCGCCGTCGTCGAGCAGCCGGTGTTCAACAAGAACGGCGACATCAGCGGGCACCGGGTGGGCAAGAACGCGTGGCTCCTGGCGCTGGACGCGGCCGATGCGCAGGTCCAGCGGTACGGGGCCCGGTTCGGCCTGACCCCGAGCGACCGCGCGCAGCTGCACATCGGCGGCCAGGAGAAGCCCGGCGGAGCGGAGCGACTGCTGTCCTGACCGATGCGAGGGGGTGCCATGACTGCCGGGACCACCACCCGCCCGGCCCGTAGCAAGGCAGCCACCAGGCCTCGCGGCCGCGCCCGGGCGATGACGTTCAACCACCACAAGCGGTGGCGGCCGGCCTCGCGCAAGGGCGAGGTCTGCGGGTACACCCTCGACGGGAAGACGTGCGAGCGGCGCGGCGCGCACTACTGCGAGCCGCGCGCGGACCGGGTCGTGGCGTTCTTCGCCGAGCTCCTCGTCCATCCCGCCGGCGCGCTCGCGAACACCCGGTTCGTGCTGGCGTCGTGGCAGGAACACGAGATCATCCGGCCGCTGTTCGGTGAGGTCCACTGGTCTGATCAGTGGGGGCGGTACGTCCGCCGGTACTCCCGCGCCACGATCGTCATGGCCCGGAAGAACGGCAAGTCCGCGATCCTCTCCGGGATCGCCCTGTACATGCTGTGCGGGGACGGCGAGGAGTCCGCCGAGGTCTACGGCGCGGCCGCCACGATCCGGCAGGCCGGCAAGGTCTTCGAGCCGTGCAAGAAGATGATGCTCAAGAGCCCGCTCCTGGCGGCGCGGCTCGAGCACGTCAAGGCCGCACGGCGGATCGTCGACGAGCGGACCGGCAGCCACTACGAGGTCATCCCGGCCGACGCCGACAACGAGCTCGGCCACAGCCCGCACTGTTTCATCCTCGACGAGGTCCTCTCCCAGCCCGACGACAGCCTGTGGCAGGCGATGCGCACGGGCACCGGTGCCCGTACCCAGCCGCTCATGCTGGCGATCACCACCGAGACCAGCCAGCAGTACTCCTTCGGCGCCGAGTTCATCGACGAGGCCGACCGCGTCCTCGAAGACCCGGCCCGCGCGCCGCACCACTTCGTGTTCGTGCGCAAGACCCCGCGCACTCCCGACGAACTGGAGCGGCTGCACCGCCTGTTCCCCGGCCGCCCCGACCTGCCGGTCTCCCTCGACTGGACCGACGAGGCGAACTGGCGGTGGGCCAACCCCGCGCTCGGTTCGTTCCTGTCCATCCAGTCCTTGAGGGAAGAGGCCAAGGAAGCCGTCGGGGACCGCAAGGCCCTGCACGCCTTCCTGCAGTTCCGGCTCAACCAGCGCGTCTCGGAGGTGTCGCGCTGGATCGCGATGGACCTGTGGGACATGAACGCCCGCGAGCTCGCCCCCAACCCCGGCTGGATCGCCGGCCGCCTGGAGGGCCAGCGATGCTGGGGCGGCCTCGACCTGTCCTCCAAGCTCGACCTCACCGCGTGGGCGCTGTACTTCCCGGGCGGCGAGATTGTGTGGCGTTTCTGGGCCCCGCAGTCCGTCGCCCCGATCCTCGACAAGTTCACCGACGGGAAGTTCTCCGAGTGGGCCGAGGACGGCTGGGTCACGCTGACCGACGGCGACACGATCGACTACGACACGATCTACGACGACATCGAGACCGACCACAACCTGTACAAGATCATCGACGCCACCTACGACAAGTGGTGCGGTGAGCCGGTCCGGCAGGCGATCACCAAGCGGACCCGGCTCAAGATGGTCGAGTCGGACACGACGTTCACGCGGATGACGCCGCCCATGAACGAGTTCATGCGCGGTCTCAAGGCCCGCGAGTACGCGCACTTCGGGAACCCCGTTGCCCGGTGGATGGCCGACAACCTTGAGTGCAAGAGCCCCCGGGACGATCCCGACCGCGTGCGCCCGGTCAAGCCCTCGCGCGACAAGACCGGCAAGCGCATCGACGGCATGCCCGCCCTGTTCTTCGCCATCGACGGCGGTCTGCGCGGCCTGCCCACCCCGTCCATCTACGAGTCCCAGGGCATGGCCCTGTGACCGAAGGAAGGAGGCAGCCATGGACCGCGTGGACCCGTGGGACTACCTCGCGCTGCTCGGCATCGTGCTCCTCGGTACCGGCCTCGGCCTGCTCGCCCCGTGGCTCGGCATGGCATCCGCTGGCCTTGCGCTCCTGGCCCTCGGCGTCGCCGGAGCCATCTCCGCCGAACGTGCTGCCCGGGCCACCCCCCAGAAGGGAGGCTGACCGTGGGTTTTCTGCGCAGCGCGCTGTCCGGCCTGGCCACCCCGGAGAAGTGGGTGGAGGACTGGATGCGCGGCGGGTCGATGAACTCGGCCGGGGTCCGTGTGGACCAGGACACCGCCCTGACCTACAGCCCGTTCTTCGCCGGCGTGCGGGTGCTGTCGGAGGACCTGGCCGGCCTGCCGCTGTTCCTCTACGAGCGGCTCGCCCCGCGCGGCAAGCAGCGCGCCACCAGCCACCCGCTGTACGCGCTGCTGCACGACCAGCCCAACGACATGATGAGCTCGGCGTGGCTGCGCGAGGTACTGACCAGCCACGCGATCACGTGGGGCAACGGCATCGCACACGTCGTCTCCCACCCCCGTACCGGCGTCATCGAGGAGATCTGGCCGCTGCGCCCCGACCGGGTCACCATCGGCGTGAAGCGGACAGGGCCCGGCCGCTTCGAACGCCGCTACCGCTACGACGACGACGTCAACGGGATCCACACCGTCCTGCTGCCGCACGAGGTCCTACACGTCTCCGGCCTCGGCTACGACGGAGTGCAGGGATACCCGATC